AGGGCTGGTCGCTGAATATGATGGCGCGCCCCGGTTCGAGCCGGTACTGTATGCTGTCTTTCAGGTCTCCGGTGCGTCCGTTAAGGGCTTTGCGTTTGGTGGCAGCGGGGCTGTAGTTGGTTACAGGGTTGGCCTTGCGGGGCTTGTACTTGCCTTTAGCCTTCCAGCGGCGCGGGTGGTTATCGGGTGTGGCCACGCGCGAACCGTACTCGAAGCCATACCAGTAGCTGTTGCTCACGGTTCGCTTTGCGGGTTTCCAGGGCACCAGGCTGCTGTCGGTGAAACCGCCATCCAAAAAACTTTTTTTGAAGTGGTTCACCGCCTCAATGCCCATGATACGCGGGGCATCGCGCTCGATGTAATGTTTGACCTGCGCGGCATGTTGTGTTAATTTTTGCGAAAATTGTTGCGGTGTCATGTTTTGTATTATCTTTGTGCGTGAAACGACATCCAGACCGGCCACAGTTACGGTAAGTGGTACCGCACCCTGGATGTCTTTTTTATTTTATCACTTTAATATTGTAAAGTGTTATCTGTCCATCCCATCTCTCTTCAATATCAAACTGATAACCTCCGTCTATTTCAAAAAAATGATAATTCTTTATTTTCCTTTTTTTCACCCATTGAGCATTTGTGTAATCACTTTTGATTACTTTTTTTGAACCAATATAATTACATTTATTTATTAGTTCAGGCAGGTTTATCAATGATTGGCATCTTGTATCAAACCATTTATCCCACCGCAAGTTTTTTTCAACTGAATTTTTAGTTATCCTCACATCTAATGTTGATGTTTTTGTTTCAAGTTTAAACACATTACCAATAAAATCCGTAGCAATATCAAGAACACTTCTGGTTTCGTGTTTGAATTTCAAAAAACTGGTTTCATTTTCAATAAGTACAGATGTTGCTTTACTTACCTTACTAATCATCGGATGTTTATCGGTAAATATCTGCCCATCCTTACCTGGATTGTTGCGCATTGCCTGGGGCGGCTGTTTTATCTCCTCCGGTGGTTGGGTAGTACCTTTATCGCTGCGGCGTTGCTGCACGCTGCACTTGCATCCCCAGTCTGCAGGCGGCAGCCAGGTATCCCAAAATGGGTCATCCAAAGCCTTTATTACGCCATACAATTTCATATGCTCGCTGCGGGGAGTTCCGGCGGTGCTGGGCATGTACTCCAGGTAGGGGTAAAGGTCGGCATCGGCGGCAAAGTTTTGCCAGTTTTTGGCGGCACGGGTACTGCGCACGGTATGTTCGTACTCGCTTCGCATGTAGTTCGTGTTGTATTTTTTATTGATGCTGTTTATGGCATCTGTATCATCTACATCCATAAGCTCGGCGGTTTGCCAGGCAGTTTTGTATCCGGCAAAGCGGCTGGCATTGTTGCGTAGTTTCATGGCCATATCAAAATCGGGGTGGTCGTACTTTAAGCCCGGATACACCTTGTCGATGGCCGCCGTGAGATTGTCGCGGGTGTATCGGTAGAGGTCGGGGTTGATGTGCAGGGACGCACGTCCGTGCGTCTTTACATGCCCCTGTACATCCACATATATTTCGAGCATTGTTTTTTCGTCGATGCCGGTGGCGGGCGGTTGCGGCAGTTCCACGTTAACAAAGGCCGTGGAGCCATGCACAGGGCAGCCGCTTTGGTTTTGGTATAGGGCTGCTATTTCAGCCCCGGTAAAGTTAAGGCGCACGTTTGTGCGACCCCTACCGCCGGGGCTTATGCGAAAAAATTGAAAAAGCGTTTGAAAAGATTTTCGGTTTCGTTCTTGTCATCTTTAGAGACGGACGTCCGTCCGTCTTTACTTGCCGCACTTGCCGCCGTGAGTGCTTTGCGCTGCTCATCCTGTTCGGCTTTTAGCTTTTTGTAATTTTTTGGCTTGGGTACGTCATAAGTTTCATACCAGTAGTCGTCATCAATTGGTACACGGCTGGCCAGTTGCATGTCGATGATTACGCGCTGCGAGAGGTCAACCTGTGTTTTTTCTTCAAAGACAAACTCGCCATTTGTGGTATTGATGCCCAGGCTGGATAAGATGTCGGTCAGTTCATAGTTGAGCGTGTCGAGCACAAATCGGCGGTCGCTGTGGGCAATCTTATCTTCCACATCCTGGTGCACGGTTCCCAGTGCCTGGGTACCCTTGTCGCCCTGGTCGGTGGTGAGGGTGTTGCCAAGGATGAGTTTGCTCACCTCGGCATTGCACAGGTCTATCAGGTCGGTGTATAAATCGCTGTTTCCGGATTTATCCGGGGCGTCGATAAGATTGATCTGTGTATTTTCCGGATGAATAAAAATACCACTCGATCCCATGTTTTCGAGGTCTTCGCGCAGTTTTTGGCGTGCCACTTCATCGTAGCCATCGTATATACCTTCGCGCATGGGCTGTCCAAATATTTCGGCAAACTGTGCAAAGTCGCCCATGCCGTTGCGCTTGTAGATGATGTGCGGGGCCGCCTTGCAGAGCAAACCCAGGTCGCGGGGATTGCCTACCTCCAATAGGTTTTGGTAAGCTCCATCGCGGTATGGCAGGCCGGTGGTATCGGTTTGCGTGCGTAGCAGGGTGCCATGCACAGGGTTGATATGCTTGCGCGGAATCAGGTCGTAGGCGATCCAATTACCCAGTCGGTAAAACTGAAACACGCTGTGTCCCCAGAGTATGGTGTCGATCAGATCGGCAATGAAGGAGCGAAACCAGGGACTGTCGATTTGCATCGTTACATTTTCGTCCGCCGTGCCGTTTTTAACAAATTGTATGTTGCCGGTAAGTACTGCTGTTTTGCGTTTTTGTATCACCGCCGAGAGGTGTGCATCTATCAGCACATCGTTGTAGATGTCGTAGAGGTCGTGCCGGCGTGGCAGGTTGATGCTCTCTGCGCTTTTGATTGCGTTGCGCCATTTAGCAATGTCGAGGTTGTCGCGCTTAGGCTGCGAAAATATGACCTGCTGTATGACCAGGTTTTTGGATTCTGCTTTTTTTACTGCCATGATTATTAGTAATGGTTATTTCGTTTTGGGTTTGATGCAATAGCATAGTTGATAGCTCCGCCCTGGTCGCCGCCTGTTCCGGTAGCCAGTGGCAGGCCGGTCGGGTTTATCTGGCCATCCTGCACTTGCTTTAGCCAGTCGATAGCGCGTTCGTACCTGTCCTTGCGCACCATAGGGAACTTTACGGGGTTGTGTATGGCATGCAGGTGGTACAGCGTTATGTCGATGGCAAACATAAGCAGCAGGCTGTGGCGGTCGGAGCCTGTTTTATTGAATATTTTCGTAGTGTCGTATCGTGATGCCAGGTATCCGGCTATCTCCTCCACGGCCTGGGCTTCTATTATCTCGAGCAGCCCACTCTCGGTTCGTGTGATGGCGTTGAGTATCTCGGTATGGATGGCGGCATCGTAGTCGGTTTCGGTGATGAATGTGTTCATGTGGTCTGTTTTGTATATGTTGACGAAACGCACGTCCGTGCGTCTTTACATTCCTAAAATCTTTTTGGGTTGGTGAATGGATTACGGCGGATGTGTACCGGCGGCGTTGATTCGCGGAGCTTGTTGTTTATAATCCACACGGCACCTTCTACGGCATCGGGTCCGTCGTCGTGTGCGCGGCTTCCTTTTTCAAAGCTCAAGAGCTGGTCGATAAGGCGCTCGGTGTCGGGGCAGGTTTTAAGGCGTTCATCGAAGAGCACCAGGTTGCGTTCAAACAGGGGGCTGATGGCTTCGATGCGGGCAAACTTATCTGGTTTTTTGCGTGCATCGGCTCTTACAGGGAACTGCCAGCCCCGGGTAATGCCTTCTTTCTGAAACTCGTCGAGGATTAAATCCTGCAAAAAGTTGGCCTCCATGTAGTAGCCCACCAGTGCTGTTTGTGGCAGGTTCTGGTGGAAGTCGAGCCAGTAGCGCACCATTTCACCTATACTGCATTTGCGCACAAAGCTGTTGATGATGTAGTAGTTCTTATCCTTTCTGCCTATGGTGATGATGGCTTTGTAGTCGCTGGTGCGGCTGTTTTTAAAGCTTGGGTCGCAGTAGCTGACAATCGTATTATAGGTGTTGATGCGTGGAGCCGGCGCATAGATGATCCAGTCGCGCTTAAACACGGCACCCTCGGTAATAGGGTTGTTAAAGAGTTCCTGCTGCGAGGCACGGTAGCCCAGCTTATCGGCCACAGCTTGTATCTCCTCTTTGCTGTATTTTTCGGGCCACGCCGGATCGCCTTTATCGTCGAGTGCATTCACACGGTCGTGATAAACCCCGTGCATATCGGCCAGTCGAGCCACCAGGCTGTTGTGGCTTATGCGGTTTCCTACCACGATAAATCTGCCCCTGCCCATGTCCATGGCAAAGTATAGGGCTTTTAAAGCCCAGTCGGTAATCTGTGTCACGCGGTCGGGGTTGCGGCACAGCTCGTCATCGTCCACATCGTCAAGCACGATGTAATCGGGGCGGTGCTGGCGGTAGCGCAATCCCCTGGGGCTTTGGCCACGTCCCAGGGCAAAAAAGCCACAGCCGTCCTGGGTAGCAAAGCGGCCCTCCTCCCAGTTGCCCCACAGCAGTTGTTCGCCAAAGTCGGCAATGTAGCGGCGGTTGTTTTGCAATTCGGCTTGCAGGTCGCTAAGCAGGGTCTGGGCGTTCTTTTCATTTTTGCCTACCAGTACCATTACATGCAGCATTTTTTTTGCTTTCAGCCACAGGGGTATCATAATATCAAAATGGGTGGATTTGGCATGGCCTCGCGCCCACTCAAAGACAGCCATCAGTTTGCCTTCGCGGGCGGTTCGGTTTGCGGCAGCTACATGAAATTTGCCACTACCCGAGGTAGCCCATGCCGGGAAGTAATACGAAACAAAAGCAGCATAGTCTTTTAAAAGCAAGGCTATGCGTTTCTGTTTGTCCTCTTCTGATTCCTGCAGGAAGTTTTGCCAGGTACTTTCGTAAATTTCCTGCGAACGGGCGGCGAAGCGGCTGCGTATTTCTTTAACGCTATCCATCCAGCACCTCCTTATTTACTTTGTCCATCACCTTGTCCATGTGTCGGCGCACGCTTTTCAGTTCCTCATAAAGCCGCTGCTTGCCCTTTTCGCTTTTGGTGCGCTGCACCTCGGCCAGGTAGCTGTCGGCCAACTGGTCGAAACCCTCTGCCACCCAGGCCAGGGATTTATTGACCGGCGAGAGTTTTTCGAGCGAAGAGGTGAGCTTAACGATCTGGTCTGGCGAGAAGGTGGGTTTTTCGCCGCGCGACATCTGGTCGTAAGTGTTCAGGATGGCGTTGCGAATTTCGGCCAGGCTAATGAGCGATGCGCGCCGTGCTGTTTCAAAATCGCGCTCTTGCGACCACCGGCTTACCGTTAGCTCCGACACACCAAGCATGTCGGCGATGGTGTGGTAGTCGAAGCCTTTTACATAGAGCTTTTTGGCATAGCTGATTTTGTTTTCGCGTTCTGCCTTGCTAAATTGTGCCATTTTGTTTTTTAAATTTTCCACAAACATAGACACACGCGGGTTTGCGCACAAATAGTTAGTTTGTCATTTCGGGATTTAACTAAACCATTTCGGGATTTAACTAAATGGCAAACTAAGGATTTGCAATTAAAGCTCAATGTATATCATATTTGCAGCAGAAAATGGAGGCGAAATAAGACGATTTGCCGCAATAATTAAAAAAGGTTGACACATGCACGTAAACAAAAAGATAATCAATTGCGAAGGTTGCGAAGCCGCTTGCGAAGGAAATTAAACGATGGCAAGATACTATAACATACATGCTACCTCGGCAGACACCTGCAAGATATTGCTTTACGGCATAATAAGCTCGTACAGCGAGGACGTGAATAGCAGGGGCTTTGCCAACGATTTTGCCGATGCCGAGAATCGTTACAAAAACATTAACGTACACATCAACTCCAACGGGGGCGAGGTGTTCGAGGGTATTGCCATTTTTAACATCATCCGCAACAGCGCAGCCAACATCACTATTTACATCGACGGAGTAGCTGCGAGCATGGCCGCAATAATCGCACTCTGTGGCAAACCGGTAAAGATGAACCGCTATGCAATGCTGATGCTTCACCGGGCATCGGGAGGCGGTTATGGCAATGCTACAGATATGGCACGCGCTGCTGCCGATATGGAAAAGGTAGAAAACATCCTTGTAGATATACTTGCCGAGGGCATGGCTATTGAGCCTGATGAGGTGAAAGCACTGTACATGGACGGGCAGGATCATTGGATCACCGCTGATGAGGCATTAAAAGCCGGAATAATTACAGAGATATTCGACGGCGTGAAGGTGAAGCTGCCCGCAGATGTTGACAACAAAAACAAGGCACAGGTATATTACAATCAATACAATCATTTACTAACCGAACCAAACACAATGAAAAACCTATTTCAAAAGCTGGGTTTGAAAAATGAAGCCAACGAGGACGAGGCCGTAAAGGCTATCGACAGCATACAGGTTGCAGCCGACACAGAAAAAAGCCGTGCTGATGCCCTGGAGGCCGAAAACAAAACCCTGAAAGATAAGGTAGCAAACTTTGAACAGGCTGAAAAGCAGGCACACGCTGCTGCTATCGAAAACATGCTTACCAGTGCCATCGGCACAGGCCGCATCAAGCCAGACCATAAAGCAACCTACCAGGCCATCCTCGAAAAAGACTTCGACAATGGCAAAACCATCATCGAGAGCCTGCCGGCAATGCGCCGCATGGTGAACGAGATTGGCGAACCTTCCAATGATCAACGCAAAGATTGGACATTTAACGACTACCAGCGCAAGGCGCCAAAAGAGCTTGTTGCTATGAAAGCTAACGACCCGGAGCGCTTTAAGGCGCTGTACAAAAACGAGTATGGAAACGAAATAAAACTTTAAAGAAATGGCACTGAATCAAGAAATCTGGAGGAAATACATCCTCGACCAACTGGCCAGCAGCAGCGAGTTCCTTGCACACGCCTATCGCGTGGACGAAGACAACATTGTGAACGGCAAAATAGTACACATGCCCAACGCCGGTACGGATCCGGTGGTAACCAAAAACCGCTCAGTACTTCCGGCAACGGTAGTTACCCGCACCGACACCGACGTGATCTATCTGCTGGATGAGTTCACCACCGCACCGATAAATATTACCGACGTGGAAAAGGTGGAGTTGAGTTACGATAAAATCGAAAGCGTACTGGGCGCCCACGTGCGTTCACTGCGCGAGGCTATCAGCGACTGGATGATATTCGACTGGCTGAGTAAAAACGTTAACGCCTCTGCCAACACAGCAGTAGCGTGGGGGGCTGGTAAGTTTATAAGCACCAGCGGCGCTGCCGGCACCGGCAACGGGCCCAACAGCCAGGCGTTGAAGAAATTCTCATCCGCTGATCTGGCCGCAGCCCGGCTGATGATGAACAAACTGAACGTGCCTAAAGAGAACCGCTTCTGCTTGTTGCCGTCGATAATGTACGACGAGCTGATGGCCGAGATGGCCGGCAGCACTGTGGCTAACCTGGAGCTGCTCAAGAGCGCCAACCTGCCCGACGGTGTGCTGACACGCCTTTATGGTTTCAACATAATGGAGCGCAGCAGCGTGGCACTGATGACCAAAGCTACCCCCACGGTAGTAGCTCCCGCAACTGCCGAGGCCACCACGCATGGCTATGCCGCAATATGCTGGCAAAAAGACATGGTAGAATCGGCCATTGGTGAGATAAAGATGTTTGAAAACGTGAACGACCCCACCTACTACGGCGACATCTACAGCGCCCTGGTGCGTGCCGGTGGCCGTGCCCGATGGGCTGATGGCAAAGGGGTGATCCCCATTGTGCAAACAGCATAAACGTAAAAACCCATAACTGAAAGGGTGAAAGTGCAGTTGAAAGCGTGCGAGTAGCCCGAAAATAAGAAGACCCACAGCCACAAGGGCTGTGGAGACAAAATCCCCGCCCACCGGGGCGGGGATTTATAACAAAAACGCTTTGAAAAACAAAAGGATGACGGAAGTAATCATTACAGCACTGCTTAGCTCGGTGACAGGCCTGACGGGGTGGATTTTTGGCCGGCGAAAGAACATTGCTCAAGTGCGCACCATAGAGCTGGACAACATCGAGAAAGCGGTAGAGATTTGGCGCAACCTGGCTGAGAGCTATGCGCTAAAGCTAACAGTGATTCAAGCAGAGATCGACAAGGTAAGCGCTGAGAATAAGTCGCTCAAAGTAGAGATTGACAGTATGCGTGATAAACTCGCGAAATTGAGCAGCGACAACAAAACGCTCAACAGAAAAGTAGAAATATTAACAAAAAATCAAAAGGACAATGAAACCGTTTAAATTGCTAATTTTCTTTGTAATGCTTGCCTTTACGCTATCGGCGCAGCCACCCAATCCGGCACTGTTGTATCGGCAAACGGAGCCTAACCCGACGTTCATCAAAGTATCAGGCATCACTGCCGAGTTTGCTGATGCAGAGGATTACATATTCGTGTACGGATCAGCCAACCGCTGCTACGGAGCCACAAGGCTCTATTCCGATCCGGTGTTTGTTGCTGCTATGGGCAACGACAGCCCCAGCGGCGTGAGCGGTTTCTCGCCCGGCGAGGTGATACAGGTAGGCATCTATGATGCGCAAACCGGACGCTTCTACAAGCTCACAGGGCAGGCCTATAACTACTTAACTACCAATGAAACCACCCTCACATGGCATCCACTATCGTTATATACCTACGAAGTGACGCTTGCTGCTGGTGAAGCCACGCTGATGATCGACAAAGAGCTGGCGGCTGTGAAGCTCGCCATACTGGCACCAACAGTGATAAAGGTGAAGGATACCAAAGAGCTGTTTATAAAAGTTGACGAGCAGAACGTGAAGAATGTAGCCCTCACCAAATCCGGAGGTGGCACGCTACAAAAGGCCAAACGCTGGGTAACGGGGCAAGGATGGACGAACTACATCTATACTATTTCAGAAAACGAGGAAACAAGCGTAACCTTTACCGCTACCGGGCAGTCGGCCTGGGATAGAAGTGTGGTTACTGCTACGCATACGGTAGCGATAGATCGCGACTACTTCAACGCAAACGCAGGCGTTGTTTTCGTAGGGAAATATTACCAAATTGTAAAAGACGCAGGTGGGTTGTATCTTGAAACGACAGCCGACTACGGGGTGCGCTTCATGTGCAAGATAGGCGGTGTGATTAAGACTACCGATATCAATAAAGCCAAAAATCAACCCGGTAACCGTGCGCTGATAACTGCTGATGATGTGAGCGAAATTCAACTCTATGCTGTCCGCTACATGGGTACTAATTCCTCAACAAAATACATCGACGACGACGTACCTCGTGGCTATTCATGGAGCCGCGCTGAGTTTAGTTCTGAAATCATAAAACTTAAATAGCGTGCGCCTCAAAGACAACACAGTAAAGCTACACGGCATCCGCCCTGAACTGCTCTTTGCACTCCAGGTGGCCGCAGAGGTGTACAAGGTGTACGGGCAGGAGCTGGTGATAACGAGCTGCAACGACAGCAAACACGCACCTACTTCGCTGCACTATGCCGGCTGTGCTGTGGATATGCGCACACATTACTTTACTGACAGCATCTGCCGCAAGGTGCAGAGCGACATCAAAGAACGCCTCGGCATCGACTTCGACGTGGTGCTTGAGAAGGATCACCTGCACATTGAATACCAGCCAAAGAGGAGGAGCTAATTAATGAAATACAAAAAGAGATTATGAAACCATACGATGTTCTTGACGACTTAGCCGCTAACCTGGACGAAAAAATAGTTGCGCGCGGCATAGTAGAAATGCTCGACGGTCCGGTGCTAAAGCTTGCGCTTCGGCGTGGCTACGATTCGTTGCACAGATTGAAGCCAGAGCTTGCAGATGAGGCAATAGAGCTTGCCAAGGCATATCTCGATGCAGATGCAAATGCAATGATCGACGAAGCCGCCGACCTGGGTGCAGCAGTTTTAAAACTCATCATCTTTAAAAGGAAGTAGCAATGAGCAAAAAAATAAAACCAGCAAAGCAAGCAGCTCCTGAATTTATCAACGAAGCAGCCAGAGAACTCTTTGCAACACATACGTGCGACGCTTTCTACTTCACCGCCGATGGTACCGCATTCAGCAAGTTGCATCATGCAGAGCTGCATGCACATTCGCTTAAGCAAACAGAGATACAAACCATAACCCGTAAGGAGGTAAACGATGCTCCCGAAGATAAAAATTAACTATCAAAATGGCGCTCTTGGAAGAGTGATCCCCTCGCCCGATGGCGTGTATGGCCTGATGACCACAGGTGTGGCAGTGCCCGACACCTTTGCGCTAAAAACCACCTACACGGTGCGAAGCATAGACGATGTACAGGATGTGCTTGGAATTACATTCGAGAATAACCCGGGTCTGCACAAGGTGCTGCGTGAGTTTTATGAAACCGCCGGCGACGGAACGGAGCTATGGCTGCGTGCTTACGCCGATACGGTAACGATGACACAAATGCTCGACCTCGCCATAGCCGACAACGTAAAGTCGTTGCTGCACGAAGCCAATGGCCGCTTGCGTGGATTGTTTGTGCACCGCACACCCGATGTCAGCTACGAATCTGTGACCACTGGCGGCATGGATGCTGATGTGTTTACAGCACTCAGTGCAGCCATGCTGGTGCGCAACTATACCGACGACACCATGAAGGCACCGGTGTTTGTGGTTGTAGCAGGCCTTGCCTATACAGGCGCCTCACTTACCGACCTTACTGAACGCACCGATAACGCTGCTGCCGTATTTGTCGGCGATACCGAATCGGGCACCGGTTGCGCTATTGGCTTGTTGGCCGGCAGGCTGGCAATGATGCCTGTGCAACGCAATGCCGGGCGTGTAAAAAATGGGGCAATTTATTCAGCAGGTTACGCTTACATAGGCGACAAGAAAGTAGAGAATGCCG